TTATTTTTGCCCCAAATGTAGTACCAAAATCTTTCATGTACTTGTCGTATGCCTGTTTATAAGCAGGACTATTGACAATTTCATCCCCAGTAACACCTGTTAGTGTGCCTTTCATTTGTACCGGAATTGTTTTACCATCAGGTAATGGTACTACTGCTTCAGTTCCATGTAATGTAGCATCATACCCTTGCTCAGATCCAGATAATATCCCACCTCTTGACGCACTTGGTTTCTTTTCTTCATTGCTTGCGGTTTGTGTAGCTGGGATTACTTCACCGGCTTTACCACCTTCAACTTTCATCATTGCCATACGAAACTTTTTCTGTTCGTCTGGTGTCATATCAACATAACGTTTATTTAAATCTAACCCGGTTTGTGAAGCTACACTTTTAGCATAAGCATCAGGATTATTTTCAGTAGAAGGTGCCCATCTTGCTATGGCTTGTCGAGCACTTAAATTAGCGTAATTTTTTCCTTTTAGTAATACATCTTGTGCTTTTTCCCCCATTTCCATAGTTGGAAATACAGCAAATCCCCCATTTTGTCCAATAGCACCCATTTGTATAGCAAAATCGCCATATCGAATATTACCTGGATTATTATTGCGCCAGTTAATATTCCCACCTTTTCTTGTTTCAATTAGTTGACCTTGTGCGTTTTTAATTTGAAGTTGTGCTTGTAATCCGCCAACTGCTCCGCTACTGCCAACTGATCCGCCTTTAGCACCATATGCCCCGACAGCACCTCCGGCGGCTGCTGGTGTTGACGGTGTACCGCTAAAAGCACTTTTAATTTTACCCCATAAAGAAGTTGTTTCGCCACCAACACTTTCTTCTTTTCCGGCAGCTCCGCCAGCTATATCAACGACATCATTAATTACCCCAGCTAGACTTTTCATAGCTGATGTTGTTGGGTTAATACCTTTATTAATTAATAAATCAAAACTTTGTGTAGTATTACGCTGAGCTGTAGTTAAATCAACCATATTTTTGGTCTGTTTATCAGTTCCAGCTTTTTGAGCTCTTTGCTGATCTAAAGCGTCTCGTTCTTGTTGTTCTGCTGTTTCTCCATGTATTTGCCCAGCACCTTTAACTGTTTCAGCATAATCAGTTATGTATTTGTTGGCGTTTCCGGCTTTAGCCTGTGTAGCCCAACTGTCTTGGGCAGTATTAGCATCTTTTCTTGCTTGATCAATAATTTGACTGGTGTTAGTTACACCTTTATCAATCATATCCGCTGCACCACCAAATGTACGACGGAATTTTTGTGCATCCTCACTATTCATCATTCCTGATGCGTAGTCTTGAAATGCTCTAGCAGTTTTAGGACCAAACTGTGCTGTTAATTCTAACAACAGTTCATCATTACGTTTTGCTTTATCTAAAGATTCTTTATCTCCTTTTGCTCGTAATTCATGTTGTGTTGCTGCATAACGCTGATCAGATTGTGCCTGAAGTATAATCTGATTTTGTTGATCTGCTGACATGCCAGTCAGCTTGGTTAATTTATCTTGTTCTTCAATATAAGCAGCCGCACTAGCAGCCATTTCATCAGCAGTTTGCTTTTGTAATGTACCACTAGCCTGTTGAATTTTCATATAACCGGCAATTCCTGAGTTGATATTATCAACACTCATGCCCATTAATTTAAATTGTGTGCCTAAATCACTATATTGTATATCTTTTGCCATAGTGGCAAATTGTTTTGCTCCATTAGCCGCTGTACCACCAAATTGTGCCAGTACCTCTGAATTTTCTTTCATCAATCCAGCCATGTTCCCAATTTCGGACATGGTATAACCCATTGATTGAAGATTTTTAAATGTATCCTGCATGCCAGTAGCTAGACCGCTACGGCTTAAATCTTGATAATTTTTATATAAAGCATCAGCTTGTTGATTTACTGCCGCAACATATTTGGCACCAGCAGTAACTACACCACCGATAATCTTACCTAAAATACCAAATTTACTGGCAAAATTGTCTATTACATCGGCGGCTGCATTTATGCTGTTATTAAATACGCTTGCTCCCGAAGCCCCCGATACCATTCCTGAGCCAAGACTTTTCATGCTTGTGCCCAGTTGATTTATGCTATTTTTTAAGTTTGCAGTGTAATTTTTGATGCCGGTATCAGCATCTTTCATAGCATCAGCTAGTTCTTTGGATATTGGAATACCCTTAGCCAAAGCATCGTTGTATTCATTTAAAATTTCTTGAATTTCTTCCGGGGTGAGTTCAGTAGCCATAATTATACTTATCCAAGGAAAAGACTATGTTACCAAACAACCCATTAAGTCAGTATTTTAGGCAACCTGCAATTTATATTAAACTACCTAGCCAAGGTAACTATTACCCACCAGGTACTTTAGAAATGCCACTAAACGGAGAATTGCCTGTATTCCCCATGACTGCTATTGACGAAATTACATATCGAACGCCAGATGCTTTGTTTAATGGGCAAGCAGTTGTTAGTGTTATTCAAAGTTGTATTCCTGCTATCAAAGATGCTTGGGCAATACCAGCTATAGACGTCGATACTATTTTAGTGTCAATTCGTATTGCTAGTTATGGGCACGAAATGGATTTTTCTACAACTTGTCCTAGTTGCAATAACACAGATGATTATGGAATTGATCTGAGAACGGTATTAGATAACATAAAAGCTCCTGATTATAGTCAATCAATTAAACAAGGCGATATCGAAATTTATTTTAAGCCTATGAGTTATAAAAACTTATCCGATAATAATAAAATGCAGTTTGATGAACAGCGTATTTTTCAAAGTTTATCCAATCCTAGTGCCATCGATCCTGCACAATTATCAGCAGTTAGCGAAGCACTAAAGAAAATGACTGAAATGACTGTAGTAGCATTAACTCAAAGTATTATGACTATTAAAACTCCCACAGCCATGGTTAACGAACCAGAATTTATCGCTGATTTTATGAAAAATTGTGATCGAGCATTATTTAATAAAATCCAAGATTACGTAATTGCCAATAAAACAAAAGCTGAGATGCAGCCAATTAGTATTAAATGTGGTAAGTGCGAGTTTGATTATCAACAAAATATTACATTGGATATGTCGAGTTTTTTCGGGCGCGCCTCCTAGCCTTAAAATCTGATGATGTTGTTAAATTGATAGACAACATGGACAGAGAAATTAACGATATTAGAATGGAGGCGTTAAGAATGAGTTGGTATATGAGAGGCGGATTAACCTACGAAACAGCCATGCAACTCAGTGTATCTGAGAGAAAACTCATAGGGCAAATTATCAAAGAAAATATGGAGACAACTAAAAAATCAGGCATGCCGTTTTTTTAAGTCATTTGTATTCTTAATGTTAACTTAAAAGATTTGCTACGCAAATCCAAGACCTCATTTGCATTCGGTCTTTTATTTTTTTCTATTAATAGTTGAAATACTTCATCTAGATTAATCATCCATAATTCACCGTAAACACGGTGAAAAATAGACTTCATCTGAGTTGAACATCCATCTATTTTAATGAGATTTGTAATATTAATTACAACAGAGGCGGTTGACCGGTACCCCTTACTCAAGCTTCACATATCAACGGAACCCTAGTAACCCGAAATAGATCCAAGTCCTATAAGCATGGGGTGTATCTTTTTCACAGAGCCCAAACCATTTACTGCCTTAAGTTAACAGTTATCTTTGACGCCCAAGATCCGGACCGGGTATCTCACCGTTCCTCAATGGGAGTAGATCTCAATCTACTACAGAGTCTGTCGCTGCCTTGCTATAATTAAATTTTGTTGATTATGTGACTACCATGAACACGAACTTGTATATGTCCATTATAGTAGTCATTAGTTTCTAGTACTTTTCTTTGGAATTGTTCTCGAGCCTCTATATAACTACATTCGGCCTTAGACCTACAATAGTATAGTATTTCTCGAGTAAAATTTTCGCTGCCTAGTTGTTCGATGTCTTTATTAAGTTCTATGTTTGACCCGTAATATTCGCGCCAGTCGCTGTCTATTTTACTTTTAATTTTTTTACGTTTTTTGATGCCGTTTTTTTGTTTAACTGTCTTATATGTTGTTTTACTAAATTTTGATAATTTTTTACCTATGTACTTCCTGCCAGTAATATTATTCGTAATCAAATAGACAAACCCAACTATATCGTCAGGTAAGATCTCTACCTCTTTGTTTTCGAAAAGCCACGTCATTACTTTTAGTTATCATCTTTTGCCTTCATATCGTAATTTATGCGATTTCAATATCGGTATTATACTCTGTAAATCCGCCAGTTTTGATAACTTTGAGTATGTTTTCAACTCTACCAGCAAGTTCATCCCTATGACTTACCAACCAAATTGATTTTTGTCTTTCTCTACTCATATGTTTTAGTAATGATAAAGCATTTTCTACACCTTGTGTATCTAAGCCGTTATCAATCATTTCATCAATGAACAGTACATTAATTGGTGTATACAAACTTTCAAATACGTCTCTAAATGCCCAAGCCATACTTAAAATTAATCGATTACGTTCTCCTCTTGACAAATTATCAAAATCAAGCTCTCTGCCTAACTCTTCGATACTAACAGTTAAATCGTTTTGAAATACAACAGTATGAGGTAGTCCAATACGATCTAGATAATGTGTTAACCTAGAGTTTAGATAAGATAAATTTTGTTCAATAATTTTCTTACGAATAAAACTGTCTTTGCTTGTTAATAATTTAAGTAAAAAATCTTGATGATCTTGCAGTCTTGTTAAACCATTTAAATTGTCGTATTCAACTGTTTGAATAGCCTGACTTCTCATTTCTTCAATTTGCTCACCGTATGGATCTACTTCTGCTGACTTACTGATAATTTGTTTTTGCAAATTATCTAAGGTAGAGCGATGATGTATAGCATCTTCTTCTTTGTCATAAAATGTTTTAGGTGGTTTACCAATGATTCCTATATTATCGATAGCTAATTGTAATTCTAATACGGTAGCACTATGCTCTTGACATTTTATTAAAGCTTCATTTAATTCTTTTTGTTTTGAATCTAATACTTCTTCTTGTTTGCTATCATGAAATGGTTGGCCACAAGTATGACAAGTATGTGATTTTAATGTTGCAATATCTTTTTCTAACCTAGTAACTGACTTTTCCTCTCTTTGAAGATCAAGTTTAGCTCTACTTAATGCCGAAGATAAATCGTTAAAATCTTTACGTCTTTGGTCCCAGACTGCATGATCTTTATGCTTTTGAATTTCTACATTGATATCAATTTCTTTTAATTCATTTAACGCAGATTGTAATTTATTAATATCTTCTGTGTGTTTGTTAACCCACATTGTTTGCTTACGTTTTAAATTTTCAATTTGTTCTTCTATACGTTTGTTGGCTTCTATGACAGCACGAATTCTAAATTCTTCTTGTGTAATTTCATCTTTTGTAAGTTTGTTTAGTTCTTTAATTCTATCAGCACGTTCACTAAGCATTGTGATACCTAGTAATTGTTCAATGATTGTTCGTTGATCATTTGCTTTTAAACTTAAAAATGGTTCGGTATATGTGTTTAATGCCATAATATGTTTGAACATATCATGACTCATACCTAAAATATCTTCTATAGCGTCTTGAGTTTCTCTGCTATCACCTTGAGCATTATCTGTAGCTTCAGTTTCTTTATTATTAACGTAAAATTTTAGTATATTGGGTTTACGTCCTCTTTCAATACGATAATCAGTATTATGAATGTTGAAATCTAAACTAACTAACATGCCTTTGGTATTTGTTTTGTTAACTAGATTATCTTTACGTATATTACTTAATGCTTGTCCATACAAAGCATAACTTAAAGCATTAATGATAGTAGTTTTTCCAGTACCATTTCTACTGCCATCTCCCCCTAAGTCTAAATTTTCTCCTAGTACAAGAGTTAAATCATTTCTGTCAAAATCAATAGCTTGAGTGGAATTTCCTACACTCATAAAATTTTTAACTGTTAAATTTTTTATACGAATCATAAACTTTGATAAATTTTTAATAATAGTTTCGGATCAAAAAACTCTGATTCAATATTAGTAATTTGATCAGTTACAATTTGATCTACACTTTCGAATTTTATATCCCCGGGGGCTAGATCCATATCAACACTATTTTTCTTGACAGGTATAAGAGCCATTTCACGTAAATTATAATCTTTTATAAAAGTTTCTTTAACAAAATTAGCTTCTTCATAACTAATATCAATATCTAATTCTACACGAACATGCATATTTGGAGTAAAAATTTTACTTCCATTATCAATCGCTTCACTTAATTTCATTACACGATATAAAGGCTGTTGATCCCATGATTTAAACACTGGGTCCTGTCCCCATTCTAGTATCATCATTCCGCGATTGTTATCGCCGGCATCAGCAAAATTATGCGGGAAACAATTTCCTATATAAGTTACATTTTGTCTTTTTTGTCTAAGATGAAAATGCCCGCTGAATACACTTTCTACACCCTGAAAACTATCAAGTTTTAGTTCGCCAGTATCAGGCATTTCTACCATAGCATTCATTTTAAAATGAGGTAATTCAAAATGCCCAAACATATATTTTGAATTCATTTTGGATAATTTTTTATAGTCATCGCCTACTAGCCAAGGGGCAATAATAACATCATCTTGTTTGAACCAGTCATTTACAATAATAATATTTGGAATATGTTTTGCCCATTCAGCTCCATGTATATCTCTTTTATCACGATAATATAAATCATGATTGCCAGGAATAAAATAAAAACGTTCAAATGCTGATGAAAGTTTTTCTAATGCTCTTACTGAGAATTGTAAGGTTTGCAAGTTAATAGAAGCACGATGATTATGCCAGTCTCCTAAAAAGAATCCAGTATCGCAATTGTTAGCTTCAGCTTGATCGATGAACCAATCAACAAAAGAATCACAATCGCGATTATGAATTAAACTATTACTTTTTAAGCCCCAATGTATGTCAGTACAGACAGCTGCCTTGCGAAATAAATTTGCCATATATTATTATACACGATTTAAATGTGTAAAGCAATTAAACTGGTTGATCACCGTACGTAATTATTACTTCAGAATCAATATTTTGATTTTTCTTACCAGAATTTTGTCTAGTCCAGCTAGGATTTAGACCATGTATCTCTAGCAAATCATCACGAATATTTTGATTTTTCTTTTCACTATTCAGTACATGAGTAAATGAGTTTGTAATAGCCGCAGTATAATAAGCAAAAGGATTTTGTGATTTTGATTCATCAAATCTTAATCCAATTTGACTTAATTGTACTAAGGCAGCTCCGCGCATTTCTTCATTATATGTATATCCGCGCCAGTTACTACGAGTAGCATATCGTTCACACAATTTCATAAACATGCTGGCTAAAATTCTAGTCATTTGTCCGTGATCTTTACAAAATTCGCCGTGCTCTAAATCACCTTTCCAGTGACTTTTTCCTACAATATACGGTATTTTTTTATCGTCAATACGATAATGATAAAAAGGAGGAAATGGTAGTCTAACGTATTTAGAACTCATTTCTGGTTCATCTAATAACGGTATAATTGAAGTTAATGGATCATCTTCTAACTCTAAATCAAATATATCTTGAATTTTTTCTTTTTTAGTAGTGGCAGACTTGGGTATCTTCTTAGGGGCCATAGGAATATGATCCCAACAAGTAACACGAAAAACTAAGTCAGTATTTAAAATTTTCTTAGGATCAATTACAACCCCAGTTTCTTTTTTAATGCGATCTGCTCTGTTACGTCTTGCTTCGGCTACAGTACGTTGATTAATTTTTTCTACATTAGGTAAAATAATATCGTATTGATGATCGTTTACTGGATCTAAAAATTTACAATATGTATTTTTACTAAGATGAATTTGTCTTAAAATATCTCTATTGTTGAGATATATAACTTTTGTTGTTGATGTTTTTGCTAATTGTGTTGCCACTAATTTGCCTCCTGAATATATATTTATTATAGCATAAAAACAACAGTAGTCAACCTTTTTAGCATTATCTGGACACATTTATACACGCATAAATATTATATAGGATATTCAAAATAATGGCTGATATTACAGTACTACAACAAAATGCACAGCAAGCCCTAATTGTCTTTCAACAAGCTCAAACAGCAGAAACTAATGCTGATACTGCTTTCCAACAAGCATTGGCTTTTTCTAGAGCTAATCCTAGTAGTCCTACTGCTACAGCAGAGTATGATGCGGCATATAATACATTACAACAAGCAAAGAATAATACTGCCAACGCTCAAGCATCATATTATTCAGCTAATGCCGCCCTTGATCAAGCTCAATCTGCTCAAGCACCGCAGCCTGATCCTGCGGTTGCGAAAGAAGATAATAATGCCAACTCTGGGATAGTATCCGCCAATAATATTAATACTACTAATACTCCTGTTACTCCTTCGACAGACGTAGCAGTTAACGACTCTTTAAGTGCCGGTGAATCAGTAGTTCCTGCTAGTCAAATTAAATATACCCCAGGAGAAGTTCCAGCTGAAGAATCTTTAAGCCCAGGAGAACAAATAGTAAGTTCCCCCAACAATGTAATTCCTGCTGACATACAGGCTATGCTTAACGATGCTCGGCAACAAGCAGTGAGATCTGTTCAAGCAGGACAAGATGCTACTAGTACTGATTGGCGTGTAAAATTAAGTTTGGCGCAAGGGGCAGATTATTTGTATAATGCTGGTGATCCAGGAATTTTACAACCGTTACAAGTAACTGGCGGGGTAATATTTCCTTACACTCCAAAAATTGATTTAACATATAAAGCACAATATTCGCCATATGAACTGACGCATTCAAATTATAAAGGTTATTTTTATCAAAGCTCAATGGTTGATGCTTTTAGTGTGACAGGAATGTTTACGGCACAAAGTACAGCAGATGCCACATATTTGTTAGCAGTTATACATTTTTTTAGATCAGTTACTAAAATGTTTTACGGGCAAGATGCTCAACGCGGAAGCCCACCACCTTTGGTATTTTTATCTGGATTAGGTGACTATCAATTTAACAATCATCCCTGTTTGGTATCACAATTCACTTATAGTTTGCCAGATGATGTTGATTATATAAGAGCGCAATATTCAAATAATGCCAATTTAAATCAAACAGCTCAAAATAATGTGCAACAATATGCGGCTATAAATAGTTCAGCAATAAGTTCAGTAAGATTGAGCAATGCCGGAATTAATCCAGGTGCGATGCCCCCGCCATTATTTGGCGGATCATCTATACCCAATTTGGCACAAGGTTCCCCAACATATGTACCGACTAAAATGTCTATTTCTATAACGTTATTGCCAGTGAACACTCGACAACAAGTCAGTCAACAATTTAGTCTTACAGATTATGCTACAGGTAGCTTATTAAGAGGAGGATATTGGTAATGTCAGCAACTTATAATCAAACTAGTCCTTATTATGCTACTGGCTATAGTCAATACTTTTTAGATGTGATGATTAATAGGCCAATACCTAAATTGCCTGATGATCAGTATTTTACAATAAATCTTACTTACCAGTATAGACCAGATTTATTGGCGTATGACTTGTATCAAAATAGTTCACTATGGTGGGTATTTTATCAACGTAATCCAAATACTTTGACTGCCCCACCATTAGACTTTACATCAGGAACACAAATTTATTTGCCAAAAATTACCACTTTAAAATCATCGTTGGGATTCTAATATGGCTAATACATCTGATAGTGGAACTAATGATCCTGTAAAGACAACAAAACAAACACAAGCCACTCCGTCGGCTCCGAATGCCGGTGGCGGAAGAGGATTTGTCAATCCGCCTAATGCCACAGCACAATCTGGGGCCGGTGGTGGAAGAGGATTTGTCAATCCGCCTTATGCTAGTTCGCAATCTGGCGCTGGCGCCCCTTCTGAAGACGCTGGAACAAAAAATGTCACAAAAAATGACAAAGTAATCAATACAGCTGGCAATAATCCAATAACACCACAACCTAATATTCTAGATCAATATGCCAGTTATACGTATTCTTTAAGTTGGTATGCTTTGACAGCTTCACAAGTTAAAACAATGTTTGAAACATCAAAAATTGATACTAATCAATGGTCATTATTAATGCAAAGTGGCGGTGCTAGTATACAAACAAATTCAGTCAATCCTACAACTACCACGTCTTCGACTAATAGTACAACTTCAAATGCTACTAATACTTCGGGCAGAAACAAATATTTTTCTCTAGATTATTACATGGATGATCTTGAAATTACATCTGCGTTTATGGATAAAGGCCCATCATCGGCAACAGATTTATCATTTACAGTAACTGAACCTAATGGTATAACTTTAATAATGAATCTTAATAATGCCTTAAGAGATTTACTTCAACAACCAAAAGGGTCAGTTGGTAATGCTATATTTGTTATGGTTATAAGATTTTATGGATATGATGCTTTGGGAAATTTAGTAACTAATATTGGACAAAGTGCATCACCAGACAATACAAATTATGTAGTAATTAAATATTATCCTTTTACTATAGCTGAACTTACATTTACAATGGCAAGTAAAGCAGTAGTATATCATATAAAAGGAACTATTCCGGCTTATAACTATGCTAAAGGATCAGCATTAGGTAGTGTTCCGTATAATGTTGAACTTTCGGGAGAAACTGTAACTGATGTTCTGAATGGAAAAGTTGTGAATAACGCCACAAGTAACGCTAATGACGGCAGATCTAGTACTGGATCGCCAAGCGTAGCTACAGGTCCACAAAACCCTACAAATCAAGCTAATTCTGCGGCAGGATTAGGTACAGCAGTATTAACAGGCGGATCTTATAATCCTGAAACAGGTGCGGTAGGTTACGCATTTGGAGCATAGTAATGGCAAATGATCCAAACACACCAAATAATGCTTTTTCTTCGAATGGAGGGGGAGCAGCCTTTGGAAACCCTAATTTAGCTAATCAAGGCAGAAAAGCAGGAGCGACTCAAACCCCTGCTAAAACAAACCCTAACTCTCCTCCGCCCAATGCAACTGCCGCTCCCAAAGGTAACACAAAATACGGATATCTTGGATTATGTGAAGCGTTAAATCAATACGAGCAAGATTTAGTTAAAGCAGGAACTGTAGAAATAGCTAATTTTTATGAAGTACAATTTGCTCCGGCATCGTTAGGAAGTGCTAAAGTAAAAATTCCAGGTCAAACAGATAAAAGTCTCACCCCAATGCAAAAATCGGATACTGCTCAATCAAAAGTAGATCCTGCTTCAAATAGTATGAATACGCAAGGTATGAATAAATCAGTTTCTCAAGGCACGCAAATTGTGCAATTTATAGAAACTGTTATGCGTAATAGCAGTTATATAACAGATCAACAAAAATCAGTAAATGATCCAGTAACTGGTAATAATACTCCCAGTTCTTCGGCTACTAGTAGCGATGCCACAACTGACTGGTTTAAAATTAATGTACAAGCAGTCCCAGTCAGTGATAAAATAGATAAGAAAAGAAATGATTATGCTTATCACATGACATATTTGATCAGTACATATGGTATTAATCAATTGCAAAGTCAGTATTTTCCAGATGCTAAATTTCGAGGTGTTCATAAAGTCTATAACTATTGGTTCACTGGAGAAAACACTCAGGTATTACATTATGAACAAACTTTTAACAATATGTGGTTTAATGTTATCAATGGTGATGCTCCTGTGCAAAATAATGGATCACCGTTAGCTCAACAAATATCTTGGCAAAATAAAAATGTACCAGCAACACGATCAGGACAAACGGATCAACAAGCACCTAACGGTGCTTTAAATCCAGCCAGTACAGC